TCTAATATATTAAGCTCATCTAAGTCTGGATTAATTACTTCAGAGTTGGAAGATAAACTTACAGGTAATAAATTATGATCTTGTCTTAGTATACCTGCAGTTGTTTCAGAATTAGAAGAGTTACTTACAGGTAGTAAACTATGATCTTGTTCTATTGTAGGTGTGGTTACTTGACAGTTAGAAGATACACTTACAGATAATAGATTGTGAACCTGTTCTAATGTAGATGTAGTTACTTCAGAGTTAGTTGTAACACTTACAGATAGTAGACTATGATTCTGTTCTAGTGTAGGTATAGCTACTTCAGAGCTAGCTGTAACATTGTCTGCACTTAAAACTTTTACTAGTAGAGGTTGGCTGACCTCAACTTCAGAGCGTACATGACCACCATATTGCTCCTGTCCGTAGACAGAAGTTCCATATATGGCGTAGCCACTTGCCCTTAAATTATGATCAGCCACCTAATTAACTTCTACTAAGCGTCACGTATAGTAATAGATACTGCGTCTAATGAGAAAGTGTTACCTGTAGTAACTCCTTGAGAAGAACTTAAAGAACCAGTAGCATACAAAGTATTTGAGCCATTTGTTAATGCCCAGAATGCTGCAGTTCCTGTACCTGTTACAGTACCAGCAGTAATTGCAGGTATGATTACACGTCTACCATCAGTTGCACCATTTTGCGGAGAACCTGTGTTTACAGTAGCATTACCTAACGTTAGAGAAGAAGTAGCCGCTGAATAAGTTGTAGGCTCACTAGAGCAAATATCTAAACGAGTACCGTTAGTATCTACTACTGTAAGCCCATTATCAAAAACGGTATCGGCGATAAAAGCCATAATATGAATCCTTTTATATGGGTTTATAAGACAAATAGAAAGCCCCAATTAAGGGACTCTCTAATAGTGTTTTATTACGCAGCGTTGTAGTGCGCTGTGACTAATGCTTCTGGGCGAAGAATTTTGCGCCCGTAAAGATGCATACCGCGAACAATGTCAGCGAATGAATCTGGGTCACGGTAGTTCTCGACCTTGTTGATCTGCTCAGCAGAAGCAACAGCATCGTCTTGACCAGCTACGATAACACCAAAGTTTACGTCTTGTGCTAATGCACCAGAAGTTCCAGCCCCTGTACCTTTTGCAGGTAGTGAGTTAGATTGGTAAATACGGAAGCCGTGTAGGTTGTTTAAGACCAAGCCGTTTTGTAGACCTGCTCCACCGAAGTCAGCATTCAACATACGTGAATCTTCGTCTTTGAGCATCTCAATAAATACCGGGTCTAATACCAGCCATCTACCTCTTGAGTCAACATTTGCTTGATCCATTTGACGTGCCATACGAGCAACCACTGTCAAAGGTGAAACAGTCGCTGTAGACAACGCTGTTGCGCCTGGAAGACGTGGAGCCAATGGGATTGAATCGCCATTAGCATATGCTGTTGAAGCAGAGTCAGCAGAACCCAATGAACCGAAGTCCGTTGCGTCCAAATGGTTAGCAGTTAAAAACTCACCTGTTAGGTTTCCAGCTGTGTCGTGCTGTGCATCACCTGATGTTGCGGTAATGAAAGCACCTGCAGTTGTGTGACCTGACATGTATGATAGAATGTCTGCGTCCATTGAGTCAGCCATTTTAAACGCTGCACGGTCAGCAGCTAGGCTAACGTAGTCAACATTTGAGAATTGGTCCTCGATGTCATCCATCTTGAACGCAAAGTAGTTAGCTTTGTCAATAGTCAAAGAGAAGTCTTCATCATTCAACTTTTCAACAGAGATAGCTGTGTGACGCTCAAGAGCGTTTACAGTCACATCTGGTTCTTTTTGAATGCGAACAACATCGCCTTGGTTTGCAATCTCACCAAAGTAAGAGTTATTAGTGATTGCGTTAGCTACAGCTGCACGACGAAGTGCGATCTGTGCTTGTTTTGAGTAGATAATTGGGGAAAAGTTTCCGTTAAATCCACCACTTGCGGAAGTAATAGCCATTGTGTAATCTCCTTATAGATATGGCGTGACATTATACGCTTCATACCAACTAAAGAGGCTCTTCTTAATAGGGTAGTCAGCTTTGCTTTAGGGATTGCCATCCTTTAAGCGCTGGGCCTTTAGTCTGAGGTAGTTCTTTTTTGTGGATAGAGCTTAGTTATAAGCATGTACAGGCAGTTCAAGTAACCTGTACATGCACCTAGTTGTATCCATCTTTAAACAGATGTCAACTATTTCTTTGATAAATCGTAAATAAATTTACCTTTACGTTGAGCGTCCATAATTTCT